TGGTAACAATGGACATTGAGGTTCAGGCAGAGGAAGGATTTCCTGACCCTGAATCTTGTTCTGAAGAGATGCTGACTATCTCTATCCAGGATAATTCTACAAAGCAGATTATCACTTGGGGTAGAAAAGAATATACTCCTACTCAAAAGAATGTAACCTATCATCACCATGAAGATGAGGTTGGAATGCTTAATGCATTCCTGTATTGGTGGTCAAACAACACTCCTGATGTCATTACAGGATGGAATGTGAGGTTGTATGATATCCCATACCTGTGTGGGAGAATCAGTAGAATTATGGGTGATAAGAAGATGAAACTTCTTTCACCATGGGGTCTTGTATCTCAAGATGAGGCATACATTTCTGGTAGGAAGTTTAATGTTTATGACATTGCAGGACTAACTACACTTGATTATCTTGAACTATACAAGAAGTTCACATACAAGGCACAAGAGTCATATAGACTGGATTATATTGCCCAAGTAGAACTTGGACAGAAGAAACTTGATCACAGTGAGTTCAATACTTTTAAAGATTTTTACAGAGGTAATTGGAAGAAGTTTGTAGACTACAACATCATTGACGTGGAACTTGTTGACCGCTTGGAAGACAAGATGAAACTGATTGAACTTGCCTTGACTATGGCATACACAGCAAAGGTCAACTATGTTGATGTGATGTATCAGGTGAGGATGTGGGATACAATCATTTATAACTATTTGAAGAGGAGGCACATTGTCATTCCTCCTAAGGATAGATCAGAAAAAGATTCTAAGTTTGCAGGTGCCTATGTTAAGGAACCGATTCCAGGAAAGTATGATTGGGTGGTCTCTTTTGACCTTAATAGCTTGTACCCTCATCTTATTATGCAGTACAATATATCCCCAGAGACCCTCCTTCCAGAAAAACATCCAGCGGCTACAGTTGATAGAATCCTTAAACAAGAGATAAGTTTTGAGTTATACAAGGACAATGCTGTATGCGCCAATGGTGCAATGTATAGGAAGGATGTGAAGGGATTCCTCCCTGAACTGATGGAGAAGATGTATGCAGAGAGGGTCATCTTCAAAAAGAGAATGCTTGCTGCTAAACAAGAGTATGAAAAGACACCAACCAAAGCACTTGAAAAAGAAATTGCCAGATGTAACAACATCCAGATGGCTAAAAAGATTTCTCTTAACTCTGCCTATGGTGCGATTGGTAATCAATACTTCCGCTATTATAAATTAGCAAATGCTGAAGCAATCACCCTATCTGGTCAGACATCTATCAGGTGGATTGAGGATCGTGTTAATGGATACCTAAATAATCTGTTACAAACACAAGATGTAGATTATGTCATCGCATCTGACACTGACTCAATCTATATTAATTTCGGACCTCTTGTTGATAAATTTTTTGGTAATCTCACTGGTAACAAGACTAAACTTGTTAGCATACTTGACCAAATCTGCCAAGAGAAGTTGGAACCATTTATTGAGGAGAGTTATCAGGAGCTCGCGACGTATGTAAATGCATATGCTCAGAAGATGCAAATGAAGAGGGAGAACATTGCAGACAGGGGCATCTGGACAGCAAAGAAAAGATACATTCTCAATGTATGGGACAGTGAGGGTGTAAGGTATGAAGATCCTAAATTGAAAATCATGGGTATTGAGGCTGTTAAGTCATCTACTCCTGCGCCCTGTAGGAAGATGATTAAGGATGCTCTCAATCTTATGATGGGTGGTACAGAAGATGAAGTCATTGACTTTATTGATGATGCTAGAACAAAGTTCAAGAAGATGTCTCCAGAAGAGATTGCCTTCCCTAGAACTGTGAGTGATGTTAACAAGCATAGAAGTCACTCCACAATCTATGCAAAAGGGACTCCTATTCATTGTAGAGGTGCTCTTTTGTATAATTACTATGTCAAGGAAAACAATCTTGACACCAAATATTCTCTTATCAACAATGGGGAGAAAATCAAGTTTATATACTTGAAGAAACAAAACCCAATTAGAGAGAATGTTATCTCCTTTATTTCAGATTTCCCAATGGAACTTGGTGTTGACAAGTACATTGACTATGACCTACAATTTGACAAAGCCTTCTTGGAACCTGTCAAAGTCATTCTTGATGCCATTGGTTGGAATGTTGAGAAAGTTGTAAACCTGGAACTATTTTTTGGCTAATGGACCTACCTATTAACGACAAAGAACTTGCTACAATTGTCAGTGCTCTTCGCCTTGGTGGAGATGCTGCCTTGTATCAGAAACTGATGAAGATTAAGGAGATTAGGGATGCCAATCCAGGTGGTCCCTACAAAAAGATTGCTCGTGAAGAATTTGGATTTGTGCTGTAATGGATTTTTTAAAAGAGATTGTAAAAGAGATTGGTGATGATTATACCCAACTCGCAAAAGACATCGATGACACAGAACAATTTGTTGATACAGGTTCGTACATTTTTAACGGAGTTGTTTCAGGTTCTATATTTGGTGGTGTATCTGGGAATAAGATTACTGCCATTGCTGGGGAGTCTAGCACTGGCAAAACTTTCTTTAGTTTGGCAGTCGTCAAGAATTTCCTTGATTCTAATCCTGATGGGTATTGCCTATATTTTGATACTGAAGCAGCTGTTAATAAGGGTTTACTCGCAAGTAGAGGGATTGACCTTACCAGACTGGTTGTCATCAATGTCGTAACTATTGAGGAGTTCAGATCAAAGGCACTCAGGGCAGTAGACCTATATCTAAAAAAATCTGAAGATGAACGCAAACCCTGTATGTTTGTGCTAGACTCACTAGGTATGCTTTCCACTGAGAAAGAGATTAGGGATGCCCTTGATGATAAGCAAGTCAGGGACATGACCAAATCTCAATTGGTGAAAGGTGCATTCAGAATGCTCACTCTTAAACTTGGTCAAGCAAATGTTCCACTCATTGTCACAAACCATACATACGATGTCATTGGAGCTTACGTTCCAACAAAAGAAATGGGGGGAGGTAGTGGACTCAAATATGCAGCAAGTACAATCATTTATCTCAGCAAGAAGAAAGAAAAGGATGGAAAAGAAGTCATTGGAAACATTATCAAAGCAAAGACTCACAAGTCACGTTTGAGCAAAGAGAATAAGACTGTTGAAGTGCGTTTGTATTATGATGAACGTGGTCTAGACAGATACTATGGTCTTCTTGAACTGGGAGAACTTGGTGGTCTTTGGAAAAATGTAGCAGGACGATATGAGATTGATGGCAAGAAAGTCTATGCCAAGGCAATCTACAAAGACCCAGAGTTATACTTCACACCAGAAGTAATGGAAAAACTTGATGAAATTGCAAAAGAAGAATTCTCATATGGTAGTTAATGGACAAAATTGAATTTCTAGTTCTCAGGAACCTCTTACATAATGAAGAATATCTAAGAAAAGTCATTCCCTTTATTAAGGCAGATTATTTTCAAGATTTCAATCAAAAGATTGTATTTGAGGAGATTATGTCTTTTGTGTCTGAATATAATGAAGTTCCATCAAAGGAAGTTCTTGGTATTGAGGTAGAGAAAAGAAAAGACATCAATGATACATCCTACAAAGAAATCTCTAAACTGATTAGTTATCTTGATGATGAACCAGCAGAGAGGGAATGGTTAGAAAATACAACAGAAAACTGGTGTAGAGAGCGTGCCATTTATATGGCACTTATGGAATCTATTTCAATTGCTGATGGCCAGGATGAAAAGAAACAACCTGACGCAATTCCTTCTATCTTATCAGAAGCTCTTGCTGTCAGTTTTGATAATCATGTAGGACACGATTACCTTCAAGACTATGCAGAAAGGTTTGATTTATACAACAAGAAGGAAGAAAGAATCGCTTTTGACCTTGAATTCTTTAACAAGATTACAAAGGGTGGCCTTCCAAATAAAACACTCAACATTGCTCTTGCTGGCACTGGTGTTGGTAAGTCTTTGTTTATGTGTCATGTCGCAAGCAGTGTGCTACTCCAAGGCAAGAATGTATTATACATCACGCTTGAGATGGCTGAAGAAAGAATTGCAGAGAGAATTGATGCTAATCTTTTGAATGTCAATATTCAAGAGATTGCTGACTTACCAAAGCAAATGTTTGAGACAAAAGTTAATAACATTGCCCAAAAGACTCAAGGCACTCTAATTATTAAGGAGTATCCTACTGCTTCTGCTCATGCTGGTCACTTCAGGTCACTTCTTAATGAACTTGCCCTTAAGAAGTCTTTTAGACCTGACATTATTTTTATTGATTATCTTAATATATGCGCTTCCAGCAGATATAGGGCAGGCAGTAATGTCAATTCATATACTGTTGTCAAGGCAATTGCTGAAGAACTTAGAGGACTGGCTTGCGAAGCAAACGTCCCTATCATTTCTGCCACGCAGACCACTCGTTCTGGTTATGGTAGCTCTGATGTTGAGCTTACTGATACCAGTGAGTCCTTTGGCCTCCCTGCTACTGCTGATCTTATGTTTGCCCTTATTTC